CTTGGGGGTCGGAATAATGAATGGGGATTCTTCGGAAGTTATCAGCAGAAGGATACGACAATACCTGCAAAAGCCTGACGACTTGTTTCGGCGGGTTAAGAATGAGGCCGGACATTTAATCCCAAGTAATGCAATGACCGAAAACGCACCGGGGAAAGGGGTTTATAATTCAGCTTACAAGAACGCAATGCGTCTGGCAAGAACGGAAACAAACATGGCGTTTCAACTTGCAGATCATGAAAGGTGGATGAATATGCAGATGGTTACCGGGCAAAGAATTGAGCTTTCGGGCAGTCATCCCGATTATAATTACCCGGAGATATGTGAAGAACTTGAAGGCGACTATCCGAAGGAGTTTATCTTTGCAGGCTGGCACGTTCAGTGCTTGTGTCATGTAGTTCCAATCATGATGCCGAAAGACGATTTTAGAAGTTTTTTGCGTGGGGAAACGAAAACCATTGAACCTAAACAATTGAAAGATTACCCGTCTAATTTTGAAGCGTACCTGAAAGCCAACGCTGAAAAGTTTACTTCAGAAAAAAACACACCTTACTGGTTTTCTAATAATGCGGAAATTATAAGAGCTGTAGTTAAATGAGTGGAATATTACGAATCCGGTAAGATATTCTGGAAGCCGTATCGTCCTATAAGGGAAATTTAACGCTTCCTGACGGCCTCCAATGGGGCAAAAACGAAAGATTTAAATAAATTTGTTTTGTATTGATAAAAATGTATAACTTTGAAAATCTTATCAGATCATGAAAGAGAAAATTTTAACCTACCTGAAATTAAAGCTTGACGGAGTCCAAGTAGCATACTTGGCAGCGCTCGCTGAAAATTACGCAAAGACAATTACCGACGAAGCTCAAATTGCAATGGTCATCACTGACGGGGCAATTGAAATTATAAAAGCTTCTGCAGGCCATTTACAGGTGGAAGGCGATAAGAGGGCAGCCGAAGCCTCAAAAACAGCAGTAAAAACTTTCCGGGAGAAGCATAATTTGGATTCTAATGGAAAACCGATCGAAACCAAACCGACCGGAGATCCCGATCCTGACCCAGACGAACCGAAATGGGCAAAGGCGTTAAGGGAAAAACTCGAAACACAAACAGCTGAACTCAACAAAAAATTCGAAGGCCTTGAGAAAGCCAAAACCCAAGAACAGTTAATGGCGAAATTTCAAGCTAAACTGAAGGAAAAGGGGGTTGACGAACTCTATATTCCTATTTATTCCCGTAATCTGGTTATCGAATCAGAGGACAAACTTGACCAACTTGTGGAGGACACCGACAAAGTACACAAAGACTTTGTGCAAAAATCGGCTGACAAGGGGGTTATCATTTCAATTCCGGGTCAAAATGCAGGTCCAGCTGAAGCCGGGGAAGCAACGGGTAAATCCATTGCTGAAAAAAGAAACAAAAGTGCCACAGAAGGTGTGCCGGGAAAGAAAGTTTAACTTAAAATTCTAAAAATGCAAATAACAACAGATTCCTTTGCAGGGAGAGTAGTCGTGTTTGAATCTATACTCGACGAAATACCCGGAGGAGTTGGCTTGAATGTTGCTCGCCTCGACTATGAAACAGCGGGTAAAGAGTACATTCCAGCTGGAACTCCCGTTTATGTTGATATTGCCACCAGAGTTGCCGAAGTCTGCAAGTCAGCTTTAGCAATTGATGGAGGCGGATCAACGACCCCACGGCTTGGGAAAGATCATCATTTCGCAGTAGGTGACTACCTTAATGATGGTACAACCGGAGCAAAAATTACCGCACTTGATAAAACAACAAGTGCTGATTACGATACCGCAACTGTCAACACAGCGCTTACCGTTACTGCCGGAACAAAATATCAGCAAGGCACAGTATCAGGATCAAGCGTTGTTTTGTTATACACTCCAAACGGGATGGTCAAATCTCCGACCAGATTAGTTGAAGGTAATGCCGATGTTCCTGTTGTAACGATAGGAACTTACCGTGAAGATGCTCTGACATATCCATTAAGTGCTGCTTATAAAATAGCATTACGTGGTGGAACAGCCGGAACTGGCAAGTCACTTCTGACGGCTGTATAACCTCTGTTTAACCTTTTAAAAATTAGAAAAAATGCAAACTCCAATTATTGAGGGTGTAACAGAAGCCGGATTAGTTTCTTACCTCAAGGCACGTCAGTATTCCGAATTATACTGGCCGACATTCTTCCCGTTGCAAAACGTCAATTCACTCGACGGCAAAACTCTTATCGGAGCCGTTGGTTCCAGAGTAGCTGCAGCAATCATAAGTTATGATGCCAAAGCACCTGAAGCCAGCAGAAAAAGTATTTCAACACAATACTTTGACATACCGAAACTCGCATTGTCCAGAAGGAAAACCGAAAAGGAAATTCTTGAACATCAGATCACCCGCTTATACCGGGGACAGGATGCAGTCATTGAGGATTATTTCAATGATATCGACTTCCTGTTTGACTCGATTCAGGCAAGAATTGAATGGACAATTTTGACCGCAATGTCAAAAACAAAACTTCAACTTTCAGCTACCAATAACCCCATGGGTATAATCAATGAAACGGTCATTGATTTCGGAATGCCATCAGCCAACAAAAAAGTTGTTGCTGTAACATGGACTACTGGCCATTCTGCCACCATGACACCTTTGGCCGACTTCAAAAAGGTTGTCAAAGCTGGCCGTGATGCTGGCATTTACTTCCAGAGAATTCTTATGCACCCGGACGCATTCGATCTGATAACAGGTTGTGATGAGTTCCAGACCGCTTGTAAATCCCTTTTAATTGGTGAAAGCCAAGTTCTTGGGATGATGGGTCTGGAAACCGTCAACAAAGTTCTCACCTCGTTCCGTCTGCCGTCTATTGCTTTGATCGAAACATCAATCTCAATAGAAGACAAAGCTGGTGATCTGACTGAAGATAATCCATGGGACTCAAACCATGTGTTGTTCATTCCGACAACCAGCCTTGGGAACCTATTAAACGGACCAATTGCTGAAGAAATCGAAAGACCTGTGCAGATCATACAGGCAAAAAGAGGCAACGTCCTGTTAAGCATTCAGCGTGATTTTAACCCTGTTAGTGTTCTGACCAAAGGAGAATGTAATGTTTTCCCGTCATGGCCGAATGTTAATATGTGTTATTCTCTTTATTTGGCAAGCGCTGCAACGTGGGCATAGGATAGAGCCGTCAACACGGACGGCTTAATACTTCTTTGACATGACAAATCTGGAAGCAATTAAGGCAAGGGTGTCATATCCCTTGTCAGCCAAAGCATTCGAACTCGCTTTAGTGGGGAGATCACTAACCACTACCGGAACATTTGACGCTTCTGCAGATCAGCAAGCCTTTGACTTGGCCTATGCTGACGCATTAACGAGCTTACTTACTTCTCCGGCAAGTGTTTCAGAGGGTGGATTTTCTGTTTCAAAATCAGACAGGGATACAATTCTTGGGTTGATTACTCCTATTTATAATAGGTACGAAGTGATAATCCCAACTCTTAAACCTACAGCAACATTCGTAAGGCGATGGTAGAACAATATCCAGATAGTATTACTGTTACTGTTTCGACTCCGGCTATTCAGGATGAAAGTACTGGACGATGGACGTCGGGGTCGGCAGAAACATTTACTTGGGATTGTCGGGCAGAAATAAACGGAGCAGAAAGAAAGGTAGCTATTGCAGATGGGACATTACTGGACTATGCATTCGATATTTATCTTCCTTCCATGGAAACGGTTGTTCCTTTCGACTCTCCTTACCAGCTTACAAAAGGAGGCGCAATTTACTCAGGGACGATAAAGGGCGCAGCAAATGGGCAGTTAAATTCAAGATTGTGGGCATAACAGCAGACTTCGACATTGGAGATATTAACCAATCAAACGAAGAGCTGGTAGCGGAAGTCGAGAATAAAATCATTATGGCAATGCAATACGCTGGCGATGATTTCGTGGCGGCTTGCAGGGAACAACCACAAGGACATGAACTTGGGTTTTATAATGACAGGACTGCAAATCTAAGAAACTCCGTAGGTTACCTTATTTACAAGTATGGCGAATTGGTTCATGAGTCTGTAACCAGATTTCCGGCAGAAAATCGGGCAGCGGTTGCGGATCTTATAGATAATGGAGCAATAGTTTTGATAGGAATTGCCGGGATGGATTACGCTTCATATGTTGAATCAAGAGGTTATAACGTAATTACGATACAGCGGGATCAGCTTTATATTGACCTTGATATTTACTTTAAGGACATTCAGGTAGCAATCGAAAAGTATGGCAGCAATTAATTTCACATCATCAAGCAAGTTTGTTGATACAGTCTATGGGTTGCTGAGCACGTTAACAGTAAAGAGGTATCAACATACCAAGCCATCAAATGCGAAGGATTCCGAATACATCGTTATCAATGCGCTGCCAGTTCCGGCAGGGGTAATGCAAGTTGGGTATGTAAATGTAAATTATTTTGTCAAAGACATAAATCCGGGAGTTCCTGATATAACTAAACTTCAGGCTGGCGAAGAAAGGGTAATCGCACTTCTAAAAAAAGTTACAGCCTCAGATAAAACCTACATGATTGATATTGAAAGCCAAGAAACCTTCCGGGAAGAATCTGCAGGGGAGCACTATTCAAATTTGAGGTTTAGCTTTAAATTTATTAATTATCAAACACCTCCTGTACAAATTCCGTGGGACGTGGATAGTATTAATGTTGACATTAATGACGAAAGATTAGACATAGATTACTCATAATTTAATGATATGAAAAAATACTTAATTACAGCGCTTTTTTTAATTATAAGTACACTTGCTTTCGGTCAGGCTGCTAAGGTTCCCATGGGCATTCATATGACGCCTGCCAATGCTTTTCCTATAATCAATAAAGCTATTGATACTCTGAATAAAGTAAGTGATAGTGTTAAAACAAAAGCACCTATCCATAATGCTCATCTCACGGGATTAACATTATTAGAACAGTTAAAGATTTCAGCAGGAGGCGTTACGATTACAGCGATCACTTCAGATGGCACTAATATACATTTCTGGTCAGGGGTGACAGAACTGGCAGCCGTCCCGGGTAGTGGTAGTACAACATGGGGGAACATTACAGGTTCATTGGCAAGTCAAAATGACTTAACAAGTGCTTTAAATGCCAAGGCGCCTGTGTCAACCACGATGACAACCTCTCATGCTGCAAATGGAGTTACGACCCAAAAGATTATAAATTGGGATTTGGCTTATGGCTGGGGCAATCATGCATCGGCAGGATATGCTTTAAATAGTGCTTTATCAAGTTACGCTTTAAATAGTGCTTTAGCAGGTTATGTCCCGACTTCAAGAACAGTTAACGGTCATTCACTTTCTGGGAATGTTTCTGTAAGTACAACTGATTTAAGTCTGAATAATGTTGACAATACTTCAGACGCAACAAAGAATGCAGCATCCGTTACACTGACTAATAAAACACTTACATCTCCAAAGATAAATGAGGATGTAGCAATGACAACGACATCAACTTATCTTAACCGGGTTGATGCTACAAGTTCTATACAGGGACAGTTAAATGCAAAAGCAGTAGCGATTAATTTTTATGTTTCTAATACCGGATCAGATGTAGCAGACGGATTAACACCAGCAACAGCATGGCAGACAATATCAAAAGTAAATGCAAGTACATTTAATCCGGGATCTTCAATACTTTTCAATAAAGGCGATACATGGAGAGAAGAGTTGATTATTCCCTCTAGTGGCATTTCTAGTTCCTATATTACATTCGGCAGTTATGGCACAGGCAATGCGCCTCAAATACTCGGTTCGTCATTAGTAACGGCATGGACAAGTGACGGGAGTAATGTATGGCATTCAACTACAACAGTCAGTAATCCTTACGCCTTGACATATAATGGAAATGTTTATTTTAAAGAAACTAGTGGATTGATTACATGGGGAAAGGTAAAGGTAGCAAACAGAGCAGCTTTAGTATCAGAATATCAATGGGAATGGGAATCAAATCATATTTATATTTATTCTCCGACTGATCCAAATACAAGATATTCAGGCGTAGAAGTCACACAAAGAGCAATAGGTATTTCCCTGAATAGCAAAAGTTATATAACTATTGACGGACTAGAGGTTGCGTATGCTAATGCAGGGGGAATAGATGAAGGTATTTTCCCATTTGTAAATCTGACGGGGTTAATTGTTAAGAATTGCAATATTCATCATACTGGAATTAAGTCGAGTGCGGCAGGTTATGGACTTGGGCTGGCTCACTCAAATATGCTCATTCAAAACAATATCATTCATGACTCCGGTAGAAGAAATATATCGTTAAATCTTTATGCAGCAAATATTCAGGTAAGCAGTATCATAGTTGAAAACAACACTTTATATCGTGGGTTTCATACCACCGGGGTTGACATTGAAACAGATGGAGCAGGTACATTGGATAATTTAATTATCAGAAATAACCTGATTTATGATGATATTACAGAAACATTAGACGGGGTTGAAAGTCATGGAGCTGATGGTATATTTATTGGCGGAGGAACAGGGCTGACTAATATTTATATCTATAACAATCTCGTAAAAAATACGACAAAATTTGCTTTAGAAATCAATTACTCTCAATCAGTTTATGTCTATAATAACACTTTTTACGGCGTTAATCCCAATGTTCCTGAGTTTGGTCTTGGACTAGTCGGATTACTTAATTCAGCAAATTGCACATTTAAGAATAATATTCTTTATAATAATGCCAGTAGTGTTGGTGGTACTCGTCATTATGCTTGTTTGGTTTTAAGTGGCGCAGGCAATACTATGACTTCTGATTATAATTTATTTTACAATACGGACGCAACGCAAAGGATGTTTTATTGGAAAATCTGGCAGAATGACTATACAGTGTCACAATGGGCAACATATAAATCAACAAGTAGCCAGGATGCTCACAGTCCTACTCCTGCCGATCCATTGTTTACGGCTTCATCGGTTTATACCTTACAATCGCATAGTCCTGCCGCCGGTGTTGGGGTTGTCATAAATGACTATACTACTGATTACAATGGGGTAGCGATTTCGAGTACTCCTAATCTTGGAGCATTCCAAACAACTACTTCTACGATTCCGGTTTATGTCAGTTCTGCCGTTGCAGATGCTACACCAACTATTTTAGTGATGACTTACAATTTGACTCTGGAAAACATTACTCCTGATCCTACGGCTTTTACTGTATTAGTAAATTCAGGAGCAATAGCAGTTAATTCGGTTGCTATTTCAGGCATAAATGTTCAATTGACGCTTGCAAGTCCGGTTACGGCAGGTAATACCGTTACAGTTGCTTATACACAACCTGCGATTAATCCAATTCAGACAATTTTAGGAGCGCAAGCAGTAAATTTAACGGCTCAGTCAGTTACTAATAATATTTCATTCACTACTTCTTATGCAAACGCAGGAGGACAAGGCGACAGAACGTCTACCGTTACAGTAACGAGAAACGGGTTTACTTCATATGGATTAATCACTACGTGGGTCAATGGAGCAAAACTAGACAATGTATATTCTTTTAATGTTGTAAATCCAATAACAGGAATCTGGGTTTTATTTGACTTTGGTTCTGGGGCAAGAAGGATAATTAATGAAGCAACTTTCTTCGAAGGTGCAGCGCAGGGACAAGGAACGTGGCAATGGCAGGGTTCAAATGACGCATCAGTGAGTCCTACTAACTTCACGAATATAGGAAGCACTTTTACTCTAACAAATGGGGTGTTAAGTGGACTGAGTGGAAATACCACAGGATATAGACATTATAGGATGTTAGGAGTTAGTGGTGCTTTGTCGGGGGCTTGTTGGATATATGAAATGGAGTTTAAAATTTATTAAACAATAGTATTAAACAATGATTTAAACAATAAAACAGTATAACAATGATTTTAATTTAAAATAAGGAGGACAAAAAATGGCACAGCAATTAGTATTCGCCGTAACGGGCATTAAATACGGCACTCCGACAGGCTTAGCAACCATGCCGGGAAGTTTAACCGCTCTCCCGGACACAGTTAAAGGGTCTGTCGCTATTGACGAATCAGAAGGTACGTTTACCAGCTTTTTCGTTGATCAGAAAAAAGCTCCTATCAAACGGGTGAAAACCGAAGAAGGGGAGATGACCATTACCGCACAATTTTACGATTTGGATTACGAAAATCTGAACGTGTTCAAAGGTGCTGCAGCAAGTGGAGTTACTAGTTCATTTGTTATCGGAACGGACTACACCACAATCGAGAAAGCTATTGAGATATCATTTGATTCCGGTCATAAAATGAGAATCTACAATGGTGGCTGTTCTGCAAGAATAGTCGGAGGTGGTGGCAGGGACAAAATGATTGCTTGGGAGTTAAAGATCACTCCACAGGTAACAGCCAACAACCTTGGCATTTACGAACTT